AAGTTGTTAACTATTGCGTTAATATCTGTTTTAACCCCTCCATCTATTATAATATTATTTGGGGAACTAAAAACATCATCAGCAGCATCTACAGGAATAGAATAAAATGGCGTCATATATGGATCTAATGAGTAGTACAAATTAGAATATTTATTTTGTCCCTCTACAGTCGTATTTGAACGGTAATTAGAAAACAATTGTTTTATTTCTAATAAGTCATTTGATTCTTTTATATTTTCATAATCACCAAAACGTTTAAATTGCGTCTTTTGTTCATCTTCTGGATATATTTTTTTCACATTACTTGCTACAATCATAATCCAATATAATGTATTTTTAAAGTCAGCCAAATATTCGGCTAATGGTCTATCATCTGCAGTTTTTTTAATAACTCCTGAAATATTACTATAATTATCAAATGTAGAAGCCAAATCACGTAATTGTATAAAACGTGTAATCATTATATGAATATTATTCAATACATTGTTAGTTCGTTTAGCACTAGGTACATTTGAAATCATTTCTTCTAATAAGTCGTTTGTTTGAGCCTCAATATTAAAACGCATTTTTTCTTTATCAATATTAACTAGTTCTTCAACTAACACTACATCACCAAATTCAATATCATTAGCATCTATTAAAAAACGTTGTATTTTTTCCTTTACTTCTTTAACAGGTATTTTGGGAAATGATTCTGCTATTTCTCCTTCTTCTAATTCTCTGTCTTCTTCTTCTTCACCAATATCAACTAGTTCTTCAGCAGGTACTTCTGTTTCTTTTAATGATTCCGGTGGAGGTCTTATTTCAAAAGTCTCAATTGGTAAGTTTTCAGGAATACCTTCATAATTAAAGTTTATGTAAATAGTATCATTATCTGTTGTTTTTAATTCAATCATATCTTCATCTAAATCTGTAATTTTACCTGTAATTACAGTAGGTATATCTCCTCCAAAATAAATATTTATCCATGTACCTGGTAATAATTCATTTTGTCGTGCATATCCATTTTTAGGATTACTGCTAATTACTTTTAATGACTCTATAGTACCATCACCAATAATACCATCACTACTTATAGGCAAAGTAGTTTTTTCTAATGTTTCTGCGTTCACAATTTTAATCTTGGTTGGATTAATGTATTCAATTAAAAACACATTATTATTAAGTATTTCATTACTTGGACTAGAAATTAATATTATATCGCCTAATTTTAAAATAATATCTTGCTGAACAGGTTCTATATTTTCCAAAACCTCTACTTTTTCTTCAATAACAGGTTCTTCTGACTGATTATTACTTACTTCATCATCTATTATATTTTCAATAGGTTGAAGAGTATTTTCTAGAGTTAGATCTTTTATATTTTCTTGTTCTGATATTTGTTGAGACATCTTATATTTATTGTAGAAATTTTTATTAAATAGTTAAATCCAAAATATATAAAATTCAAAAATAAGATATATATTAATCAGTTTAAAGACATTTAATTATTATTAGCCATAATGTCCAAACATAATTATAACTTATCTCAAATACCTGGTTTTACAGAATTTATCGAAAAAGGTAGTATCTCGGATGAATATGAAAAATACTATAATGTAAAGAATTATTCTACTAAAGCAAATGAAAAGTACCAAATTATACGTTATAATAAGGATTTTTTATCATATGATCTTTTTTCTACATTTGGTTTACTAAGATCAGTTGTATTGTCACAATCCAAAATTGTTAGTTTTGCACCACCAAAATCAATTACAGCCGAAACATTTATGACTAGATATCCAACCAAAAATGATAACATAATTGCTGAAGAATTTGTTGAAGGAACAATGGTAAATGTATTTTATGATAACAATTATAGTGCTAATGGGGGTTGGCAAATCTCCACACGTAATACTGTTGGAGCAAATGTATCTTTTTATAAAGGAGCATCTAAAAAAACTTTTAACGAGATGTTTAATGAAGCATGTATAAGAAATAATTTCATGATTTCAACATTAAATTCAAACTATTGTTACAGTTTCGTTTTACAACATCCAGAGAATAGAATAGTTACACCGTTTCATTCACCACAATTGTATTTAATTGCAGTTTATGAGATTGTACAAAAAAATAATGAAATTTATGTAACTGAACAAGATATGAAAGATGTAAAAAATTTGGGAATGTGGAATTATACAGGAATTAAATTCCCTTTCAAATATGAATTTTCTAAGTATTCTGAATTAATTGATAAATTTGGTTCGGCAAATACTCCTTATGATACCGTTGGTATAATTATAAAAAATCTTGAAACTGGAGAAAGAACAAAAATTAGAAATCCAATATACGAAGAAGTAAAAAGTTTGAGAGGAAATCAACCTAAGTTACAGTATCAATACTTGTGTTTAAGACATAGTGGTAGAGTGGCCGAATTTTTAAATTATTATCCTGAATCAAAACCAGATTTTTCAAAATATAGAGATCATGTTCACATGTTTACCGATACATTGTTTAAGAATTATATTGGTTGCTATGTGCATAAAGAAAAACCACTAAAAGAATATTCACACCAATTCCGTACCCATATGTATAATATTCATCAAATATTTATAAATAATCTTAAACCGCAAAATTTGTTTGTTACTAACACAGTAGTTATAAAGTATGTGAATCAATTGCATCCATCATTATTAATGTATTGTTTGAATTATAACATGAGAAAAAGATCAATTGATTGTATAAAAAATGACAATGAAAATGTATAGGCAATTTTATATAATTATTTTTTATAATACGTTAAATATAGTATAAAAAATAAATTAATTATATGTAATATATTAGACAATATTTTTGAATTAATACATTATTTTCTGCTTCCATCAAAGAGCCCCTTGATTGAATTAATTTTTTTTATGGATTCTTCTATAGAAAGTTTTAATATTTTTTTTATGCCATTTTTTCCATCCCCTTTTTCCGTTAATGCTATTCTTAATATGCTATCAGAATCGTGAGGATGCATCTTTTTGAATCCAACATAATCTACAATTTTTAAATCGGAGTAAAATATGGTGTATATTTGATAATTGAGGATATTGCCAACGGTATAATCCTCATTAATTAGGGTGACATCATAAGAATTCTCTAATGTATTTACAGATGGTTCAATTGGCACTTCATCCTGATCCAATTCTTGAGACAATTTAGTAAATTTGTCATTGAGGATAAGACAGGCTTTTATAATAATTTCAGTGTTTTCATAAATACCAACACTTTGAATAATGAAATCAAAACTCTTAGGTACGACATATCGTAATCCCTCCAATAAAACCCAATTTTGTCCTTCAAATTTGATTTCATCAGCGCTTTTCCCTTCGTCTTTCCATTTTTGCTTGCGAATCTCTAATTGTTCAGCAATTTTACTTTGATCAGGAGTACATCCATAAGAACACGTACCTGTTATATTATACATGCTATTATCCCTTGCCGTTGAAACAGAGAATGCACATGTTAATTTTATTTTTTCTCCAGGTAAATCCTCAGAAACCTTTGGTCTTAAACGAACGAAATCAATAAAATACTCGCCTTTACCAGTTGGAGGAATAAATGGAGGAAATATTCTCCTAACAACATCTTCTGCTAAGAATTGATCTGTTGAAAGATTTTTAATTTTGAAATCTTTAGTAGTAACAATCATCATTGTATCAGTTTTGTTCTCAACATCTAACTCAAGTTGATAATTCTGTAGATTTTCTATTAATCCAGGTTCAGAAATATGAATAGGAATACATCCAAGTCTTTGTTTAATAATTTCATTATGTAATCTAGAAGTATTGACAAGGATATTCGCTCTATTTTCATTATCTGGTGCTGTTTTAAATACAACAACGGGAATATCGGATAGTATAGTACGTCTAATAGCATTTACAAAAGATACATCGGTACTACCAATGGTGAAAGTTAAAACACCATCTTCTTCTTTAAAATTGGCAATTTTAGAACTCATATCTCTATATAATAATATATATTTAATATTATATAAAATAATAATTCAATTTTTTTTAAAAATGAGTTAAAAAAATATAGGAAAAAACTTTTGATAATTTAATGAGCAGTATTTTATACTATAGTAATTTCTGTGAACCATCTAAAAAATTATTGCAAACAATTAGTAAAACACAAAATGCTAAAGATATACATTTTATTTGTATAGATAAAAGAGTAAAAGACCCAAGTGGTAAAATATTTATTATATTACAAAATAATCAAAAAATTATAATGCCTGAGAATGTAACAAGAGTACCTGCTTTACTATTATTAAATCAAAACTACAAAGTAATATATGGTGATGAAATATATCAACATTTAAAACCAAATGTAGAAAAGCAAATACAACAGGCAACTCAAAATAATATGGAACCAGTAACATATCAAGATGGTTTTGGTGCCTTTAGTGGATTTAGTGGAGGTATAGTATCAGATAATTATAGTTTTTTGGATCAATCAGATAACGAACTAAGTGTAAAAGGTAACGGAGGAATGAGGCAAATGCATAATTATGTTTCTTTGCAAGATTCAATGAACTTGACGATGCATTTACCACAAGATGATGCTGATTATAAATCTGATAAGATAAAAGATGGTGAGATGAGTTTGGAAGCATTACAAAGAAAAAGAGATCAAGAATTATCAAGCATTAATTATAAATAATATTTCAAAATAATTAATTAAAAATAAAATAAATTATAATATATGGAAATTCCAGAACCAGAAGAAGGAAAAATAACTATTTACAGTAAAAGTGGCTGTCCGAATTGTACAAAAGCAAAGAACTTATTAAAAGAAAAACAATTGTTGTTTAAAATAGTTGATTGTGATGAATTTCTTTTAGAAAATAAAGAGGAGTTTTTAGTGTCTATATTGAAATTAACTAACAAAGAATGGAGAACATTTCCAATGATATTTGATGGTAATAGTTTTATTGGGGGATATTCAGATCTGGAAAAATATGTAGATAAATTATTAGATTTTAATGTATCTTTTTAATTATATTTAATAATTGCGTTAAATATAATTTAAAGAAAAATATATAAGTTACATAAAGAATGGCAACTAATTTGCTTTCAGTGTTCAATAATCATTTTACAGAATTTGTTGATGATATTCAAAGTGTTTTTCCTGATGATGTTGATATTTTAACTGCTAAAAATGCCTTGACTGCAATAAGAAAGGCTAATCCAAAATTGTTAGTTAGTGTTTGGTTGTTATTTGTTTATAACCCTTATAAAACTCAAATAGATGCCGGAGATATAAATTTTTTTATTGAAAAGGATTATTCAAATGATTTATCTAGTAATAAAAATTCTGAAAAAATTATGGAGTCGATAAACCGTTTAAGAGAACCTGTTAAGCAAATGTCAACTGAAAATCGTGCAAAAACCATGAAATATATTCAAAATTTGTCTAAATTGGCATTAATGGTACCAACATAATTTATGAAAATATAATCTAAAAGTAATTAATTAATATATTTTAATTTTAGTTTAATTTAAATATATTTCTTTTAGTAAATTTATATTATAATGTCCAATAATACTCAACCTCAAACAGTTGAAGATTTAAAGATTCCTGAAGAATTTTATAAGATTATAAACGATTTTACGTCAGACATTTTAATAACATTTCCTGAATATAGTGGAGTTATTTCAAAATGGTGGAATAAAGATAATCATAATATTCAAGAATCCGAAGATGTAATAAGAGAACGTGAGACTGCTTATGTATTTAAGCATTGTGTAAAACATTTTCCCGAAAGATTTTTTGATATTTTATACAAAAATGTTGAAATCTTTTCTCAAGATTCAGACTCAAATACAGAATTTTTACCAGGAATAGTTTTTAAATTACTATGGCATCAAGATATTAGTGATAATACTAAAGAAACTATTTGGAAATATTTACAATTAATTCTATTTTCTGTAATTGGATCTGTACATAATAGTTCTGAATTAGGTGATACTGCTAAGTTGTTTGAGGCAATTGATGAAGAAGAATTGAAAAAGAAATTGCAAGAAACTTTAGAAAATATGCAAAATTTGTTTGATTCAAGTGGTTCTATGTTTGCTGAAGAGACAGAAGCAAATGGTATCAATATGGAAAATATACCAAATGCTGAACAACTTCATGAACATATTCAAGGTATGATGGGCGGTAAATTAGGTAAATTGGCAATGGAATTAGCCGAAGAAACTGCCAAAGATTTGAACTTAGATATGGAAAATACTACCAATGCCCAAGATGTTTTTCAAAATTTATTCAAAAATCCTGGAAAAATGATGAATATGGTTAAAAATATTGGTAGCAAAATAGATCAGAAAATTAAAGCAGGAGAAATAAAGGAAAGTGAATTGATGGAAGAAGGGATGGAACTTTTAAATAAAATGAAAAATATGCCTGGGATGGGTGATATGCAAAAAATGTTTTCTCAAATGGGAATTCCTGGTTTAGGAAAAGGGGCTAAACTTAATATGGGAGCCATGGAAGCACAACTTAATAGAAATATGAAAAATGCTAAATTAAAAGAGCGAATTAGAGCAAAGGCACAAGCAAATGCTAATGCAAAAATGGCTGCTAATATAGCATCTTCTAATGCTAATTCTTCCCAAACAACACCTTCTTTATCGGAAGAGGAACTACTTAAGATTTTTAGTACTGGTGAAAAAGTTGAAAAAACTCCTAGAGGTGCTAAACCACCACAAAAAAATAAAAAGGGCAAAAAATAAAATTACATTATGTATTTTTTTAAATTTATATATATATAATGACAACTCCATTTTGGTCAAATGATCCCACAATAATTTTTAAACAAGATAATATTTTACAATTATGGCCTACTCAACAAATGTCATTTGAAGGCAAATTAAACGCAATATCCAGGATCGTTATTCTATTATCTATTTTAGGATTTTTATTTACAAGAAGTTGGAACCTTATAATTATAGGAATTATTACTCTAGCAATTATTTATTCTATTTATAAAATGAGAAAACAAAAAATTGTTAGTTCATTATTAAAACAAGAAGGCTTTAAAAATAATTCTAAACAAACTATGGTTCAAACAACTACAAATCCGGTTACATTAGATACTGTTTTACGAAGTGATTTTTATCCTACTACTAAAAAAAATCCTTTCGGAAATGTACTACTAACAGATATTATGGATGATCCAGATAGAAAAGCAGCAGCACCATCATTTAATCCTGATGTTGTTGATGATATCAATAAAATGGTTAAGAAACAAACACAAATGTTAAATCCAACTATTAAAAATACTAACAAACAAATCTATGGAGATTTGTTGGAAAATTACTATTTAGACAATTCTATGATGCAGTTTTATTCTACTGCTAACACACGTGTTACAAACGACCAAGGAGCATATGGAGAATATTTATATGGAAATATGTATTCTGGCAAACAAGATGGAGCCGAAGGTGCATTTATGCGTGTCAAGGATAATTACAGATATTTGTTGTACTAAATCATTTGTAATATTAATCTTTTTATTCTAAAATAATCCATATTTCATAAACAAATTGATTATTTTAGAAAAATATTATTATAGTAATATATAAAATGGCTTACGTCTCCGATTTTACATTTAATAATATGGGAAGAATTGGCAACGACAGTTGCTGCATTGATCAAAATTCTATTCAAAACTCTGCTTCATGCAGTTATTCATTGCAGAATTATTTTTCAAAAGATTGTTCAATGAAAGATACAAAGGCTTTAGCAACTGCACAACCCTGCATAAATTATACAGGAGGATTTGGTTTAGGAGCAGGTGGATGCAATGTTGATGACAGTTCAAAATTATTAATTGGTACCATTCAAACTCATCCTAGATGCAGAATTGATTTATATCAAAGACCATTTGCTACAGTACCATTTTTAGGAAGAGGATCTGTTGATCCTATTTTAGAATCACAAATACAACAAGGAGAATCTATAACTAACAAACGAACTGTTACACGTTTGACTGAAAAAAGTTATTTACCACATCATACTACTCCATTAATTCCAGAAGTTAAACAAAATATACAGAACCCTAATTTGATGATTGAGTCTATGGCTTCTGAAGGATGGATACGTGGAGGAGTTCCATCTCGGGAATTAACCAGAGATAGAGATTATTATACCACACACACTGCTGGACAAGCACAACCATAAAAACTTACATGAATCAAACTATAATTATTATATATTTTCACCCTAATGTATATAATGAAACTTATTTTTAAAGGGGCTGTTTTTCATATTTTATGTATTATTGTGTTTTTTTTAATTTATTTTAATATTCCTACTCATTTTACAAAATCACCGAATCCTGAAAAATTTATTCCAGGTGAATTAATAGATTTTGTTTTCTTAAGTACAACTGTTGAAGCCGGAGTGGGTTATTCTGGATTATTGCCAATCACGACTCTAAGTAAAAGTTTGCTAATTATTCAACAGATTGTTATGGTTACAACTAATATTTTCTTGCTTTATATATTTACACTTTAGTTATATATTTACACTTTAGTTATATATTTACACTTTAGTTA